AAAAATTGAAGTCATTTTTTCACTGTTTTTCTTTGATTTTTTTGGTGGGTGGATTTTTATTGAGCAGGGTGGGTGCCTTTTTTGTTACTCTATTATACTGGCTCAATTGGATCAGCTCAAATGTCCAATGAGCATAAATACTGTTCTAAGTCTACTGGTGATCGGTTGCCATGCCTACGACATTACCCAAGGTCCTGACGGCCAGGTCTACGGCTCCGCTACTCATTTGAGTTGGACCGACTGTGTTACCGAACACGGAGCGCGGAACGGCGGTCTCATTCCATGATCCCATGGTGCCGCCCTCAAGATTTCGGACGTTCTGATTTGTACCAGGGTTGTGGGTTGTACCGATGTCTGAGTATCGGACCTTACCACGTCTCGCTCCCGCTTTCTTGACGTGGGAGAAGCCCGGTTCGGTGTCGGGATCCTTGTCAGGATCGTGACTGAACTTCAAGATCTCGGATGCTTCCATGCTCCGAAGCTGCTGCTTCGGGATCGTGAACTTCACACGGTATGTGACGGTGACAAGATACTGAATGTCGGGGTAAGCGAACCATTCTGCGGTAGGGTCCTGGAGACCTCCGGCCTCCTCTGTAGACGTTTGGTTGTAGCGAGCCGTAAGTACGAAGTGGAACTTTTCTGGTTGGTTAAAGTGCTCATTCCCAGTGGTCTGATGTGAAAAGTCCGAAGGCTTGGTCTTTAGGTCGCGGTGGAGCGAGTAGTTGCGGTAGACGGCAGGAGACGAGAGAATGTCATCCCTAAGCCACTGAGGCTTTGAGAAGAACAACGGCTGTTCTACCACATTGGCATAGGACATGTCTTGGCCAGTACTGGCCAATGTCTCATCCTGGCCACCGTAGATGGCGTACCACTGCGAGCCAGCGTCGCAGAACTTACCGGCTTGGCGGTTGTCAGCCTGACCGATCTCTCCGGCGTGGCCCGGCTTGTCGATCGAGTGTGTGTTGTGGGTATGGAACGCGTTCAACCGCTGCGCCGGAGTCATACCGGCATTTACACTATCTGAAGTGTTGACAGTAACTGGGTTGGCGTATGCGTACGCGTCCGACCGCAGCTTGCGGCGCAGACGCTGTGCCGCCATGGAGTCACTCATTTTCATCATTGGGCCACAAGGCCTCGCAGAACACGTCGACGAGACGACGGTGAACTTTTCGTATTGGAACGCCATCTGGTCCCATCCGCGGCATTGCACGGTGTTCGTGGAGTCGTTGGGGGTGATGTTGCGAGGATTGTTGGCGCTGATTGTGTACGTCCCACGGTTCTTCGAACGGACGCTCGTGATCGGGTCTGGCGATCGATCGTGTTTGACGCTTTCAGCAGCGATGCGAACGAGGAACGTATTCGTGAACGTTTGGTACACCGCAGAGGGTATGAAGACGGTCCGAGGTACTCGGACGCCAAGGCCTCTGTTGATCGTTTTCGAGCTGCGGGAAACAGTCTTCCCCTTGCCTTTCTTATACTTGCGTTTGCCCTTTCCGACAGAGCCAAGAGCTCTGGACATAACTTTGACAAGTTTTTGGGTGGACGCATACCGGCCCTTCGGTCGGCGGGGCATTTTGACTTAGAACCTAATGGTTTTTTTGGGTTGGCGGGGTTTTGCATTTGACAATGTTGTCTGAGGCGCTGACGCTGAGAAAACGCTCAGACAACACTATATATATCTTCTGGCTCATTTGGCTCATGATCGGTGTGAGAGTATATATATATCTTTTCTGGCTCATTTGGCTCAAGGGTCGTTTGAGCTGATTATGCTCCATAACAGTTGTGTCAAATGCCAACAGGGGGGGTGCGGCTCCGGCGCTTCGCGCCTACGCTTCGCACCCCCCCTGTTGGCGTTCTCTTATAAATATTGAATTTTCATTGCCTGGGTTATAGCCGTGGACTCGTTATAGGAATAAATCATTGCTGTGAGAAGCTCCGCGCGTTGCGCTAGCAAAGCCAATTGTTGGAAACGTATTTTTTATTTCCCATTTCGAGGGGGTGAGCTGAACTGCCTTGCCTCTTGTTATATGATACTATTGACGATAAACGCTACGCGTGTACGTTATAACTAATATTCTTCCGAGTGGTATCCGTTATCCATCTCTGCATCCAGGGCGAGTTCGGCCTCCTCCTCGGAGTCGAACTCCTCGTGCTGGTCTCCCTGGAGGTCAGAGGTGACGTCCTGCAGCGTCTGGCTCGTAATCTCGACGGACGCCGGGATGTCGAGCGGCTCGTTGTCGTTGCCAACGATTTCGTCGGGGCGGACGAAGATGGAGCTGAAGACGTTCTCGTAGTTGGCGGCGATGGACTCGGGCGTGGTAGCGTTGCGGGCAGCGCGGGCAGAAGCACGCTCGTCCTGCCACTGGCGGTACAGGCGGTGAGCACTGGTGGTGATGTCCTCGAGAGGAGCATTCATGTCAGTGAGCTTCCACACCTTCCAGCGGTCGGCCGAGGCGTACTTGAAGTCGGGCATCTGGTTGGCGTAGACGAAGACGTGTGGGTTCTTCATCAGCAGCATGTTGTTCTGGCCGTACATGGAGTCCAGGACCATGCCGTTCTTGCATGCCTCGATGCTGCTGAACGTGTCGCTGCGCTTCTCGGTCGAGCCCGAGACACGCGGGAGGTCCAAGAGGTAGACTCTGGCGGCGCCTTGCTTGACGATGTTCGACTTGATCTGGGTGGCGGTGCCAAGGGGGATGAACTTGGCTAAGCCCTTCCAGACGCAGTACTTGACGAAGACGGACTTGCCGGCGCAGCCGGCCTTGTTGACGATCCAGTTGATGCGACGGTTGTGGGGCGGGTTCTTGGTGTCGAGCTTCATGATGTCGAGGACCTTCTTCTGCCAAGGCAGAGGGTCGGTCTCTACGCAGAGGACGTCGGCACCGTCGTAGGGAGTAGGGATTCCCAGCGGGTGATCGTGGGATCGAGGCTTGTGACCCTCTTTGCGCGTCTCCTGCTTACAGCAGTAGCTACGGAGGGCAACGATGCCCTTAGTGGATCCGCGGCAGAGCTGGAGAGCCTGGCGACGCTCGGCTGGGGTGCCAGACTCCTCCCACTCGGTGGTGTACTCGTTGGACTTGAGGTAGTCGTCGAGTTGGGCGAGGACCGCGCTCTTCCGCTGCTTCTTCTTGAGCTTGAGGTAGCACTGGAGGTGCTCGTGCTGGTTCTCTGTGCCAAGCTCTCTCTGGAAGCCCCACTTCTCGAGCTGGCGCTCGTCGGTGTTGGCGGCCGCCCAGCCGCCTTCCGCCGGGGTCGCGTTGAAAGCCTTCGCAAAAGCATCGTCGCTATCGAGCAGACTAGTGTGAGCGCCGACGCAGCGAATGACCAGGCCCCAGATGAATGCCTGGGTATCGGGCCGCTTGGACTTGGCCTTGGGACCTTTGGGTCCTGTGGAAGGCTTTCGCTTGTTAGGTCGAGACGCCATAGTTGGAGTGGGTCACTTAATTCGAATGGTGAGATATGCTGGCTCATCTGGCTCACACAGGATATCTCCTGAGGATCTCCCATGGATCTCCTGGCTCAACTCCTGGGAGTTTCGGTTATCTCCGGGCGGTTATTTCCGGTTACGTACAGCGTGTAAAACGGTTAGAAACCGACGAAAAATTGAAGTCATTTTTTCACTGTTTTTCTTTGATTTTTTTGGTGGGTGGATTTTTATTGAGCAGGGTGGGTGCCTTTTTTGTTACTCTATTATACTGGCTCAATTGGATCAGCTCAAATG